GGAAAGGGAGGGGCCGTTTCAACGTAGTTTGTTGCGGTCGCCGTTGGGGGGAAGACCAAGATGATGGTGACGATTGCGGCGGATACGGCGCTGAAGGGATTTCAGGCGGGGTTATTTACGCCTGAGTGGCGTCAGTTGGCGGAGCCGCAGACAGAGTTGCTGGATATATTGAAGCCGGTGACTAAGTCGGCCAGTAAGACTGAGGGGGTTATTCGCTGCACGACTGGTGGGGTGAATGATTTCTGGGTGGTGAATGACAACCCTTTGGCTGGGCGCGGGCGAACGTACAAGGTTGGGTTTTTGGATGAAGCGGCTTTTACGAAGCCCGACATGATTGACATTTGGTCAAAGTCTATTAAGCCGACATTATTGACAACCAAAGGGTCGTTTTGGTTGTTTTCTACGCCCAATGGGGTGGACCCAGATAATTTCTTTTACCGTGCTTGGCATGATGAGGAGTTGGGGTTTAAGCAGTTTTATGCACCCACTTCAACTAATCCGTATGTGCCTTTGGAGGAGCTGGAAAGTCTGAAGAGGACTGAGCATCCTTTGGTGTATCAGCAGGAGTATGAGGCCAAGTTCATTTCATGGGCCAATTCCACGTTCTTTAGGTTGGAGTATCTTTTAGAGAATGACCAGCCAGTGGAACCTGTCATGAAGTGTGATGGGGTCTATGCGGTGATGGACTGCTCGGTGAAGAGTGGTAGTGAACATGATGCCACTGCCGTTGTTTATTATGGGTTTTCTAAGTATTACGGCCATAAGCTGGTGGTGTTGGATTGGGAAATGTACTCAATTGATGCGGCTTCATTGGAGCATTTGGCCCCCAAGGTGATTGAGAAATGCGAGATGCTGGCGAGTACTTATCAGGCTCGTAGTGGGTCGATGGGGTTGTTTGTTGAGGATGCGGCGGGTGGCAGTGTATTGATCCAACAGGCGAGAACCAGGGGATGGCCTGTTCGGGCGTTGTCCAGTCGTTTGATGAGTAAGGGTAAGGATGACCGAGCCTTTATTGTTGGGGGGCCAGTGGCAAGTGGTTTGTGTAAGATCAGCAGGTATGCTTATGAAAAGGTATTGAGTTGGAAGGGAAGGTCGATGAATCACTTCCTGCATCAAGTAACTACCTTTAGAATTGGGGATAAAGAGGCTGCAAAGAGGGCAGATGATTTGCTGGACTGCTTTACTTATGGTGTGGCGGTGGCGCTGACTGATTATTCGATGATGATTTGATTATCGAGCAAGGGATGATATGAGCAACATAACCATTAACGGCACGGGGTATCCGAGTCCTTTGATGAACATTCTGAATATGGATGTGCAGCCAGGGGCGCAGTTGTCCTATGAGGATGCTAAAACATTGTGGATTTATCATCCTTTGGCCGCAAAGGTTGTAGAAAAGCCTGTTCGATTGGCGTTGTCTAAGCCAAGGCAAATCAGCATTGGTTCTCCTGTTGAAGATTTGCTGATCAAAGCGTTCATGAAGGAATGGAATGAGTTGGATTGCACCAACCACATTCGTGATTTGTTCCAGATTAGTCGGGTTTATGGTGTTGGGGCGGTTGTGGTGAATGCGCCTGATATGCCGACCGATGCGCCGATTGATTTTTGGAAATTGGGTGAAGTAAGTGATTTGTATGTGAACGTGCTGGATGCTTTGAATCTGGCGGGTTCTGTGGTGACGAATCAGACGCCCAATGCGCCGGATTTCCAAAAGCCGTTGAAATACATCACGGCTGCGGGTCAGCCTTATCACCCCAGCAAAAGCGTGACTGTGTTTCATGGCACGCCCATTTACTTGGATTTCCAAAGTTCGTCACTGAGCTTTTCTGGACGTAGTATTTTTCTTAGGGCTTTATACCCACTGAAGTCGTTTGTGCAGTCAATGCAGGTGGACGATTTGGTGTCGTTAAAGGCTGGGTTGTTGGTTGCGAAGATTCAGCAACCTGGCTCCATCATCAATAACCTGATGGAAAAAGCGGCTGGTTACAAGCGTCAGTTGCTGCAAGAGGCGTCTACTGGGAATGTGTTGAGCATTCAGCCTGAGGAGAATATTGAGAGCATTGACCTCAATAATACCGATAAGGCGATGACGGTGGCACGGGACAACATCATTGCCAACATTGCTGCGGCCAGTGATGTGCCAGCGATGTTGATCAAGGATGAGGCGTTCACCAAAGGGTTTGGTGAGGGCACTGAGGACACCAAGCAGATTGTGCAATACATTGATGGTTTGAGACATGAAATGCGACCTGCATTTGAGTTTTTTGACCGCATTGTGATGCACAGGGCTTGGAACCGTAACTTCTTTGAGGCTTTGAAGAATGAGTATCCTGAGTTGTACTCGGATGCGACTTATGAGAAGTTTTTCTTTGAGAGCAAAGATGCTTTTGAGGCCAAATGGCCCTCATTGATGGAAGAGCCTCACAGTGAGGTGATTAAGGGCGAAGAGGCCAAGCTGCACGGCATTACCGAGATATTGCGAACATTGATGCCAGCGGTTGACCCTGAGAACCGTTCTAAATTAATTGAATGGGCTGAGAACAATATCAACAACATTCCTGAGATTTTCTCAAGTGAGTTGCGGTTGAATATTGATAATTTGAGGGATTATGAGCCGCCAGTGGCTCCGATGCCTGATGTTAAATTGCCGCCCCCATCCAGAGGGACGTAATGGCTAAAGAGCGGTCATTTTCGACAGTTTTGGGCTTGGCAGTGGGGGCCATTGCATTGTATGGATTGCTGTCGAGTAAGCAGTTGAAGGACTGGGAAAAGGCTTTGATTGCGGCGGCGCTCTTTACGTTCATGCAGCCCAAGGAAATGAATGTGGTGCTTTATAAGCGCCTAGACGGCATTTATAAGGATATGGTGACAGATAAGAAGCTGCTGAAGAAGTATCCCAATATGGACCGTGGGGCGTTTGACAGGGCCAAGGACAAGATACTGCACCGACTGGCGCTGCGTAAGTTTTTGGGAGCGGATTTAATTGAAAAAAATTACAGAGAGTCAATTGACACCGTGGTTAGGCGTTTTATTGGATGGGCCAGCAGCGTACCTGCGGGCGGCATCAAAGAACTCGACAGGGAAGTTGAAAAGCGCAAAATCCAAAAGGCTATCTCGGGCGTGGACGCAGAAGGCAAGTTTATTGTTCGAGATCAGATGCACAAATTCCAGACTGAGATTGAGGAAATACTCAGCGTAGATGGACAGGCGATTGCGGCCAAGTGGCACTCACAGTGGAGAGTGCCAGGTTACAACTACCGTGAAAAGCACAAGCACATTGATGTGAGTGGTGAGGTATTTGTGATTCGGGACAACTGGGCATTGCAGGGTAGGCTGATGAAGTTGTCGGGCAGGAAGTATACGGATTCGATTATTCGCCCAGGCATGGAGCCGAATTGCAAATGCGTTTATGAGTACATTTATTCATTATCTGACTTGCCTGATGATATGTTGACGGCCAAAGGTCGTGCAGCTATTGCGGCAAAGCTAAAATAGGTCATACAATAAGATATGCCATTTCAATCTTCTCAGCAAATGAAAGCCATGTATGCCGCAGCAAGCGGCCACGGCAACATTGGGATTCCACAAACTGTTGCAAAAGAGTTTATCAAGCACAGCACTCCCAAGGATGATGAAGTGCCAGAAATTACTGATGATCCGATTCACGCATTGGTTCACCCAGATGATGGTGACCCATGCTGGGATGGATACAAACAAGTGGGCATGAAGGAAAAAGGCGGCAAGCCCGTTCCCAATTGTGTGCCAACAAATGATGAGGCTCAATTTCAATCTGCTGATACGTTGCCCAAAGACCCCCAAGGTGGTCCTTTTACACGGGCAGCGGGGATTATGTTTGTCACGAATGACGGCGAAATCCTGTTGATTCGGCGCGGTAATGGTGGAGATTATCCTGGCACTTGGGCTGTTCCTGGGGGCCACCTCTGTGAGGGTGAATCCGATGAGCAAGCTGCAAGACGCGAGTGCAAAGAGGAAACGGGCATCGACTTCCAAGGCCCATTGGAACGATTGCATGATGACGGGCAATTTGTCACGTTTCTTGCAAGAGGTGTGGAGAAGTTCCCCGTGCGACTCAACTATGAGTCAACCGGATACGACTGGTGCAATCCAGATAACGCCCCCTCGCCCCTTCACCCAGGCCAAGCAGTTGCATTTCGAGTGGCCGGAGCTGGAACAGAATTAGATATTGCCCAGTTGATGATGGAAGATATTCTTCCTAGTCCACAACCCTATGCGAATATGCACTTGCTGAATATTCGCATTACGGGTACTGGTTTGGCGTATCGCAGCAAAATTGGTGAACACGTTTGGCGAGATGCCAGCTTGTATTTGAATCAAGAATTTGTTGACCGCTGTAATGGTTTGATGGTGATCATGGACCACCCAGACGGTTCTGTTTTGGATACAAAAGAATTTAAGGATCGAGCAATTGGCTCCATCATGTTGCCCTATATCAAGGGTGATGAGGTGTGGGGTATTGCGAAGATTTATGATGACAAGGCGATGGCTGAAATTTGCGAAGGCGATATTTCAACAAGTCCTGCGGTAGTATTTGACGAATTCAGTGGAAATACTACACTACGCACTGAGACTGGTGAGCCATTGCTTATAGAAGGTACTCCATTTCTTTTGGACCATATTGCGATTGTTACTAAATCGCATGGATCAAAAGGAGTGTGGGACAAAGGTGGCGATCCAGCCGGAGTTTTATTAACCAACCCTGAGGTGTCTGATATGACAGAGAAACTTGAGCCGAAGGCAGATGCCGCAGGCGATGCGTTTAGCACCATCCTGACCGAATTGAAAAAACTTTCAGTTCGCATGGATGCTATGGAAAATATGCCAGCTCCCCCGCTGGTGTCTGCCGCTGATAAAAAGCGTAAAGACGATGACGAATCCAAAATGGATGACGATGAGTCCAAAATGGACGATGACGATTCCAAAATGGATGATGACGACAAATATGTTGCTCGCAAAGGCGATGACGACATGAAGAAAAAAGACGATGACATGAAGAAAAAGAAGCGTAAAGACGCTGAAGGTTCTAATCCCCATGTTCATGGTCCCGCTGGCGAAATCAAGCCTGATGATGACGAAGACATGAAGATGGACGATGACGAAGAAGAAGCAATGAAAGCTGACGAAGAAGAAGCCGCTATGGCTGATGCTCAAGCTCATTGCGACAGCGTCATGGCTGCATTTGGCAAGTCTGCTGGCCGTCCTTTGAAGGGCGAAAACCTGATGGCTTACCGTAAGCGTCTGCTGCGCGGTGTTCAAGGCTATTCGGATAGCTGGAAGAATGTCGATCTGAAGTCCATCAAAGACAACGCCATGTTGGCTATTGCTGAAAAGCAAATCTACGCTGAAGCCTTGGCTGCAAGCAAAGCACCTGGCGTTTATGCCGATGGTCAATTGATTGAGATGACTGAGCGTGATCGCGCTGGTCGTACCATCACCAAGTTCAAAGGTTCTATCTCTGCATGGCTGGATGACTTCAAGTTGCCCGCAATGCGTGTGACTGCCTTTAACCTTCCTAACAATCAACGCTAAGAGGTAAATCATGGCAGGTTCTATTGCTTTTAATCCGATGTTGACGACCAACGCACAAGGTCTGTTCAACACCAACTCGGCTGGCTTCACCCAAGGTGATGCTCAAGACGATCCCGCAGTCAAGTTCTTCTTGGCTGGTGGTATTGTTACTTCCTCGGCTTCTACTCCTTTGTGGGGCGGTCTGCCAATTTCGGAAGACATTCCTGCTGCTGCTACTCAACCTGGTACTAACACTTTGGGTTCCACCATTGCGTTGGCTACTAATTTGGCTAACACCACAGGTATCTCGGTGTTCAACCAAGCCTACGGCGGCGTTACAACTCCTACCAGCACTGCTCCTCAATTTGCTGCTGGTTCGAGCATTAACTACTACCGTTTCGGTTCTGGCGCTCGTATTCCTTTGCGAATCAACCCCGCATTGGTTTCTTTGGACGGCGGTCTGATTACACAACAAGTGTCTTGGGACTACACCGCTCAATGGATTACCACCTATGATGGTACTAACGCATTCCCTGTGCGTATCCTGAACATCAGCACTACCGGCAATAAGACTGTTAGCTATAACAGTGGCACTGGTGCTGTGAACTGGATTTACACAGAAGCTGTGGCTGTGTGCCTGATCTAATTAACTAAGAAAGGAACACAATCATGTCCGGATTTGCACCGTCATTCATTACCGCCAACCCCCACTTCATGATGCCTGAACTCATCATGCAGTACAGCTTGGCATCTGGCGCTTTCACAACCTTGGCTGGTGAAAACCCCATGCCTCGTTTGGGCGAAAGCGATCTGTACGTCTATGCGAAAAAGATTCAACTGACAACTCAAGTTCAGGCAAATCAATCGCAAGTCAACCAACTGCCTAGCGCATCGGTCATCCCTTCGATGATCAGCACTGCTACTTACCGTATGCAGACTCGCGCTCAGTACGATGGTTTCGATGAAGCTGCAACCTCGCACTGGGGTTACTCTTTGCCCGAAGCCATGCGTCTGGCTGCTCGTCAAGGTATTGCTCAACAAATGCGTAATGCTTTGTTGTACGGCTTTAACCCTGCCAACGGCGAAGGCTTGATCAACACTTCTGGCGCTACAACCGCTTCGCTGGGTGCTGACTCTAACGGCAACACTGGTTACAGCACATGGGATTCGGGCCAACTGGCTCAGTTCTTGTTGAACCTGATTGGTGCTTTGAAGGTTCGTACCCTGCAAATCGGCCAACCTCTGCGTTTGGTGTTCTTGGCTCCTCAACGCTTTATTAGCCAAATTTCTTATTCTGGCGTGGTGTCTTTGACTCAGTTCCAACGTATTGGTGCTGGTGTTGAAACCGCTGCTGGTTTGGTTGAAACTGTGGCTAAATGGGCGGGTGGTGATGACATCAGCTTTGCTGCTGATGACACACTGATCGGCCAAGGCGCTGGTGGTACTGATGCTATCTTGTTGATCGCTCCCGAACTCAAGATTCCTAAGGCCAACAACAAGATCAACACCAACGTGTTTGCTCAATTGACGCCTAACCAAACTGCTACTTCTTTGATGTTGACAGACGTTTCGGCTCCTACCGAAATTCCTACTCCCATCCCTGATGGCGGCATCACTACGCTGTACACAATGCGTTCGACTTCTGGCTGGGGTATCCGCCCTGAAGCACTGACCATTTTGTCTGCTGCATATTGATTTTTTAATCAATATAGAAAAAGCCCACTTCGGTGGGCTTTTTTTACGCCATAATATATCCGCTCAAGTGATGCTGAGTGCGTTTTTAAGAAGACCTCGGGCCAATCCCAAAAGGATTGGCGCATCACCCGAGGTCTTCACCCAATGGGGAAAATCATGCCTAAACTGTATATTGCCAATTGCTCTAAGCAAGAGTTCCACTTCACCTATATGTTGCCCGAAAATGCTCGTCCTTTTTCGCATCATATTCGTGCAGGTAGCCAAATCGAGCTGAACCATAACCAAGATGAAACTGACCGAATCATCCAACAACACGCTGTGTATGGAATGATGGAAGTTGGTAAAGTTAAGAAAGGTTTTGGTGGTTTGGTTTATCGTATGGATAAGCCAATTA